TGTACAAGACATTTTTAATGATGTGACAAAAAGAGGCATAAATCAACAGACTGGCGAGATGGTTGTAAAAAGACGAATTGATAGAACCGACAGGGACTATCAGGCTTTAATTAATCGATTATTCTTGCGCAATCAGACCAATCTTGCTGTTAATGAGTCTGACGAAAGAGTAGATAATCAGCTTGTTGTAGAGAGAAAATTGGGCGACCTATCCCAAGACAAGGATATCCACAATGGTGCTCTTTTAAAGCCTGTTCTATTAAACAACATTTTTGAAACAATAGTTGTTCCTACGCCTCAGTTCTACACAGTTAAGTACCAAGTGACCATTTGGACACAGTACATGCAACACTCCAATCAGATTCTTGAAAAGATAGTTTCATCTTTTTTACCGCAGAGTCAAGCTTGGAAACTTGATACCGATAAAGGCTATTGGTTCGTCGGTACTGTAGAGGGAGGAGCTTTTAACATGGAATCCAGTTTTGAAGACATGTCAACTGTGGAGAGATTCATTAAGCATTCATTTGTAGTAACAGTTCCTGCTTATTTTTTTGCAACACAAACAGCAGGAGGTCCTATACCGATAAAGAGGTACGTGTCTTCTCCCGTAATTGAGTTTAAAAATTTTGGCTCTGAGGATGATCTATTGACGAACCCAGTTCAACAAAATAAGTATATCTTAGGTTCAGATGATCCAACTTTACCGCTCGATGAACAAAAAAATGTGCTAGTTGATCAACGAGATGTTGGTTGGCGTCATCAAAAAATTTCACCGTTTGTTGTAAAACATGATCCAGCGGATCCGCTTTCAGGATCGCCTAATGATCCTGCTAAAACTAATTCTCCAAGAGGTTACAGATACATAAAATCAAAAACTAGAAATGTTAAGGGAGAAACTGTTCATACAGGCTATAGCTTAGATGATTTAGAATGAATTTCTTTTTATTAGTGAAATTGACACTATATTTATTGTTCGGTAATCGTTAAGGAGATAATCCATGTCAGAGCAGACTTTCAAGTCGCCAAATTTTTATGAGCGAGAACTAGATCTTTCAGCACCAGCAGTGACCGGTCCAACTGGGGTACCTGCATTAGTCATAGGCACTGCTAACAAGGGTCCTGCATTTGTTCCCGTTGCAGTCGCAAATTTCAATGAGTATATTGAGGTTTTTGGCAACTTAGACCCAGATAAGTTCGGACCCTATGCAGCGAACGAGTTCTTAAAGAATAGGTCGGCTCTATCCTACATTAGAGTGTTGGGAGCAGGAGCAAATTCAACATCAACGCACATCTCTGATACTAATACATACGGTGTTGTACATAATGCAGGATTCAGCCTCCCTGGCGCAATAACTACTGACAATAGACATGCTGGAACTGTGCAATTCCTGGTTGGTCGACATGGTCTCGGAACTTATGAAGCATCTGCAGCACCAATGTTTTCTGACAATGATACCTTTGCGGGTTCAACTTTCGTAAATCTTGTCCGCGGTCTTGTAATGACTCCGAACACAGCCAGACTAATGGTGACTGCATCACATGGAAGCATTCAAGCTTCTTCTTTCGTAGTTGCAACTGCTATTGATGACGATGCTGATCTAGCGTCAGGCAAGTTTAAATTGATTATTTCTTCTTCACTAGGCGCTGAATTTGCAACAACTGATGGAGTTGCGGGTGTCAAGGTACTAACTGCGTCTTTCGATCCAACAGATAGTGATTATATTGGAAAAATTCTTAATAGAGATCCTGACAAATTCTATCAAGAGCAACATTACTTACATGGAGACTTTTCAATAGACAAATCTGTTGCTTTTGCTAGTGGAAGTGCTCAAAGCAGAGTTGCTATTCTCTCAGGCTCTTCAAATACTTCAACATCAGGAGACGTATCTAAATCATTCCGCGAAGTATTTGGATCTTATGACACTAGATTTACTGCACCAAGAAGCACAACATTCATCTCGCAGCCTTTTGGAAAGACAGAGTATGATCTCTTTCATTTTGAATCAATTGACGACGGTGAATATGCAAATCAATTATACAAGATTTCTATAACCAATCTAAAAGCATCTGCAAATAATGCTGATAGATACGGTACATTTACTGCGCAAATTAGAAATTGGTCTGATACAGATCAGAATCCTCAGGTTATTGAGCAATTCTCAAACTGTTCACTTAACCCAGACTCACCAAACTATGTTGCTAAACTAATTGGTGATAGAAAAGTATTCTATAACTTTGACTCTATCATCCCGGGTGAGAGACGCATCGTCGCCACGGGTAAGTACCCTAACAGATCTAAGTACGTTAGAATTATTATGAACAAGCTTGTTGATGAGAAAGAAGTGCCTGAAACAAGTCTTCCTTTCGGGTTCAAGGGTGTTCGTTCACTTAATGTAAATCCCAACTTAGTCTCATCAAATGCTCTATCACCCACAAATGCTAGATTGGGCGGTAAATTAAGTACATCTTTTGCCAACCTTTCCTCTTCTTTTATGCCTCCTGTTCCTATGAGATTCAAGGTTACGAGAGGTGAGATGGCATCAAGTCAATCTTTCGTTGGTGAACCTGGTACTTCAGAAGTTACAGTGCCAGCCCTATATTGGGGTGTTAAGTTTGAAAGAGACAGTGTTTCTTCTAATTCAACAAGTACTTCTCTGTTAAATCCAAACGTTACTCAAGAGAAGAACGAGTTGCTCGGAACATTAACTAAGTTTGTCGGTATTGAAAAACTTGATGCGCTGGTAACAGGATCAAATGCTGACGCTCTGAGCAACAACAAATTCTCTTTGTCTAAAGTCGTTCTTTACAATACGTCATTAAGTGATCTAACAAGTTCAGTTAATGCTCACATGAAAGAAGCAGCTTATATTAGGAATGCCGTTCTTGACAGCACAAAGTACACGTATGCTGAAGGAGGTCGTAATAGAATGTCACTTGCAACACTGCTTGCATCAGGCACAGCTGCCGACTTCAATAGATTTTCAACATTCACAAAGTTTACTAACTTTATGTACGGTGGATTTGATGGAACGAATTTCCTCGATAGAAACTCACGTAGACTAAATGACAAATCAGTGTCTTTTGACTCTGGCGGAGGCGCATCTACCAACAACAATATCTCTGGTTTCTCTACAAATCCTGCAGGTCAAGATGTCAATAATAATGGTGTTGCATCTTATCTTTCAGCAGTCACAATTGGAACTGATCCAATTATTGCAAATAATAACATTCTTGCAATTCCAGGCATCAGAGAGCCATTCATCAATGATTCAGCCATGCTGAAGGTGAAGGATTACGGCTTGTCAATACACGTCATGGATATACCTTCCTATGACGATAGTGGAAACAGGCTGTACGATGATTCAGTAGCAAAGCCCAATATCAATTATGTTTGCAATGAATTAGATGCAAGAAACATTGACAACAACTACGTTGCGACATACTTCCCAGATGTTTTCATTGATGATGCAACAAATAGAAGGCGAGTCAAAGTTCCTGCTTCTGTTGCGGCTCTTGGAGCTCTCGGTTTTAATGATCGGATTGCTTATCCGTGGTTTGCACCCGCAGGATTCAATCGAGCAGCTCTTGATTTCGTAACAAATGTTGCTGTTAGACTCAACGTTTCTGACAGAGACAGACTGTATGAATCAAGAATCAATCCAATCGCAACGTTCCCAAGGCTTGGATTTGTTGTTTATGGACAAAAAACACTACAGATTAACAAGTCGGCGCTCGACAGAGTCAACGTCCGTAGGCTCATGCTCGAAATTAAGCGCGTAATAATTGATATTGCAAAGAGAATTGTGTTTGAACAAAATACGCCCGCCGTTCGTAATAAGTTCGTTGCAGACGCTTCTTTCCAGCTTGGTTTAATTCAGGTACAAGCAGGAATTGAAGGATTCCAGGTTATAATGAATGAAACAAACAACACACAAGAGGACTCTGATCTCAACCGTCTGAACGGTAGAATAGTCGTCGTGCCAACAAGAGTTGTTGAATTCATAGCAATTGACTTCATTGTGACAAATAGTGGCGTTCAATTCGTTTGAAAATGAGATGTTAATGATAGTTAGTTAGTAATTGGAGAGCTTAAATGGCAAAACTAAAGTTTGGAAGCGCAGGCGTAACGTCTAGAGAAATAGATCTCACAGGACCAACTACGCAGGAACCAGTCGGTATACCTGCGGGAATAATTGGAACTGCTCTTAAGGGACCTGCATTCGTGCCGGTTACCGTAGGTAACGTGTCTGATTGGACGGCTAAGTTTGGTGAGACAGACGGTAAGAAATTTGGACCTCTCGCCGTTCGAGAATGGCTTAGAAATGCACAAGCTGTCACCTATCTGAGAGTTTTAGGCGTAGGCGATGGAAAGAAAAGAAGTGAATCAGGTGATGTGACAAATGCCGGCTTTACAGTTGGTGAACAGCAACCCAGTGATCAAGCTTCTAATCTAGATGCTTTAGCTAGCAATCCATACGCAAACAGTGGAGGACCTTTAGGAAGAACTTACTTCTTAGGCTGCTTCATGTCCGAATCAGCTGGTTCAAGAATATTCAGCGAAGCTGGACTGCAAAATTCAACAAAAGCAATTCCAATTATTCGCGGCGTGCTTATGGCACCAAGCGGCGTTATCATGAGATTGTCGTCCTCGATCCCAGGATCTGGACTTACTTCAAATTCACCTTCATCAACATACGTTGCACTTGATTCAACAGCTCAAGGCACTCATCTGGGCAATGTCGTTCTCACACAGAATAGCGTTTCCAAGAAAGAATTTGTTCTTATTCTTAACGGACACAAGGGCAATAATGCTGTCTATCCAAATGTTCTTACAGCATCTTTTGACGTAACATCTAACAATTACTTCCCTGAAGTTTTTAATACAGATCCTCTTAAGATACAGGAGGCTGGACATTATCTGTACGCAAACTGGGATGTTCACAACGCATTGGCAGTTGTTACAGGTTCTGGCGTTATCAATACAGCTTCAGGTTCTTCACCTTCTGGTGGATTTGAACCTTCTGCTTTCTTGCTTACAGGCTCTAATGCAAGAAATGTGGGTACAACATCTGCGCCAAACTTTGAAAATTTCCGCGACAGATTTGGTCATGCTGCTTCTCCTTGGTTCATATCACAAAAGTTTGGCGGCAAGAGAGCCGATCTCTTTAAGCTTCATGCACTCGATGACGGCAGCTCAATTTCAAATAAGCTGAAGATCTCAATCGAGAACATCAACAGGTCTACTGATCCTTTAAACAAATATGGTACTTTTGATTTAGTTCTTAGACTTTGGGACGATAGAGATTTAGATAAAAAATCAATTGTAAATGAAAGATTTGCAGGTATAAATCTCGATCCAGCCTCAGATCGCTACATAGCAAAGGTTATAGGTGACCTTAAGGCTTATTACGACTTTGATAGAGAGCTATCATCTCAAAAGTTAGTTATTGAAGGCAACTACCCAAATCGCTCAAATTACGTTCGTGTTGAAGTTCATCCTGACGTAGAGAATGGTTTCGTCGATCCTCTCGCTTTACCCCTTGGTTTCAGAGGAATTGACCACCTTGTGACATCGGGTTCAGGTCCACTTCCCACTATCACCCCAGTGGCTGTTGCAAACGTCATGTCTCAGGTCTTCAGCTTTGGAACGGGTAGCTACCTTAAGAACTCAGTCACACCTCCTCTTCCATTTAGATTTAAGATTACAACGGGAGACGAATTCTCTGTCAGGGAGCAAGTTGAAAAGGGTTTCTACTGGGGTGTGCAATTTGAGCATCCTGAGACGATTCTCAAGAAGAACGGATCTGTACTCAGAAATCAAAGCCTTGAGTCTTTTGTTAAGTACTTCCCTAACTTTGTGTCGGGTGAAGCAAAGTTCTTAACTGGAAGCAATACTGGTCAAGCAGCAACTGCGGAATTTGGAGTTATTGACTCAGATCTCTTCTGTAACAATATCTTCACATTAGAGAATATTCAGGTTGTAACAGGATCCTCTGGTAACGCCGATCCTGAAAAGTGGAGCAAGGCAGTCTATGTTAGAAGTGGCGCACCATCCGCTGGCGGTTATCTCTCTGATAGCATCGGAGCAACTGATTCTGCAAAGACACGCCCCTTCAAAGTTGATGATCTCTCAGATAACAAGAAATTCGCCAAATATACAGCGATTATGCAAGGTGGATTCAATGGAGTGAATATCTTTGATGAGAATGAGTCAGAGATCACAAATCTTGCAGTTGTCGCTGATATGACTGTTGGATTAGGAAGAGGTCTAAGCGAAGGTCCTAACGTTTCTTCTTATCTCAAGGCAATTGAGATAATGAAGAACACAGTTAACGTTGACATTCAGCTTCTTGCAATCCCAGGCATCCGAGAACCTCTCGTCACTGATACAGCAATTCAAGCCACAGAAGAGAGATTTGATGCTCTCTTCGTCATGGACATTGAACAACAAGACGAAGACGGCAATAACGTTAGAGATGAGAGCGATCTAGCTTCAGTAACAAACACGCTGTCAACGTTCAAAGATCGCTCTGTAGATAGCTCTTTCGCTGCTGCTTACTTCCCAGACGTGCTTTACTCTGATCCAAAGGGAATTAATCTCTTTGTTCCGCCTTCAGTTGTCGTTCTTGGCGCGCTCGCATTAAACGACGCTGTGGGTCATCCTTGGTTCGCACCAGCAGGTTTCACACGTGGTGCACTGCCACAAGCTGCGCTAGAGGCACGAGTGAAGCTTAGCCAGAACGATCTTGATGCTCTCTACGACAACAGCGTCAATCCTCTGGTGGCCTTCCCGGGTGCTGTGACGTCTAGCACCAATCCAACGTCTGGTATCGTGGTCTGGGGACAGAAGACATTGCAGCTTGCAGCCTCTGCGCTTGATAGAGTCAATGTGAGAAGACTCCTCATTGAGATTCGACGACAAGTTCGTGAGATCGCTCAGACAATCATCTTCGAACCTAATCGTGAAGCAACACTCGCAGCTTTCTCAGCTGCAGTCACCCCCCGCCTTCAGAGAATCCAGGCACTCGCAGGTCTCGAGAGATTTAAGGTGGTCATCGATTCGTCCACCACGACTCAAGACGACATCCTCAACAACACACTCCGC